TAGAATTGTTCTTGTACTAAAATCGTACTGTCTAATCTACAATCCACAAACCACTCCGATACTATACTTGTTAAATCACAATTGGCTTGAGTGTACCCACTCTGTTTTACAACCGCACTTAAAACTTGTGTTAGATAAGTTTGTGGACTGTCAAAGTTTAATTCACATCTTAAAGTTTGGTCTATACAATCATATCCAAATAACTGACCGTCAAATGTACAAGGTACACATTCAACTTGTATAAATTGACATCCTCTTTGTCTTCTCCATACGAATTTTTGTCTATGGAAAATTGAGTTTTCCATTTTTTGACCCGTGAGCCAAAGTGTTGTTGCAGGAACCAACTGTTCCAATAATCTTTGCCAATAATCACCAATACCTAATGTATAGTCTATCATTTTTTGATAGGTAAATTGATTGGAAGGTATACCTACTGTTTGTTGTGATTGAAGGTATTTCCAATATATTGATTGAAGTGTAGGGTAACCACCTGTCTTACCGTCGAAAATTGTTTGTCTATTTCTAACATTAATCATGTTGGTAAAGAACGATTGAGCAAATTCAAAAAATGTTTTTTGTTTTGGTTGTGGGTTTACAAAAGTCCAATCTATCGCTCCTGGATATGGATAAGGTGACGTTAAACCGGTATTTGGAATTGGGTAATCGTATTTAACACACATATCCCACACATCATAAACTAACCCTTGACCCATATTAATATTTAATTCAATATTTTTTGAGTTTATAAGTTGTTTGTCGTTTGTAATGGTGTAATCAACCCCATTAAAGTTTGAATTATTTTTTCTGTTTCCTATGTCGTCAACGGACCAAGACTTTTGGTTGTCGTAAATTTTTGTTATTGTATACCCTTCATTCAAAAATGGAAACTTAGTAAACCTGTCTAAGTATTCTTGACCATATGAAAAAGGTTGTAGTTGTGTTACGACACTTGGTACGTTTTGGTCAAGTTGTGAATTTTCTAAATCGACAACTTGTGGTGACCTGTGTTTTGGGCTAGATTCAAACCAACCTGAACCTTTTTGGAAAAAGTAATCATCTGTCTGTGTTGGTGACTTAGGGTAACCATCGTCAGAAATACCATAATCATTTCTTGATGTTGTTACAGTTTGCACTTCTCCGTTTGTTGTAAATCCTGTATAAGTTACTCCTTGAATAGAAAATGTATTTGTTGGGTCTAATGCAGGTTTTTCAACATAAACCGTACCTCCACTTATTTTAGCATAATTTTCTTTGAACTGGTCTACATTGATTTTTGAATCGACCAAATAAACAACTTCATTAAATTCTGTAATCGCCTCAGGTGCGCCAATCAATCTCATTATGTATTCCAAAGATGTTCTTGTTCCTTTGGATTTAAACATATACGCTGAGTTTAGAATTACATTTCTAAAGTATTGGTAGTTTAACTCTGAAGGTGTTTTTTCTTGTGCTTGACCTGAATAAATTTGGTCGGTTGTTGTACTAAACACCGCATCTAATAATTGGTCGTTATTAATTGGCGATATATTTGTATTTACCCCCAAGGTTTGAGCTAAATTAGTTAGTAACTGTGATGGTATATCATTTCCAACAACATAGTTCACTGAGTTCATATTCGCTAAGGCGTCAATAAACTTTTTAACCTCATCAAAACTTCTACCATATATTTGTAGAATTTTTTCCATCTTTTGGTCTTGAGTGTCAAAGTCTTTAAACGCTCCTGTTGTTAAAAATCTTGAAATCAAATTGGTTTTATATTCGTCAAGATTAATCGCTATTTCACTTAAAGTTGTTAAATACGTGTCAAAATTTGATGTCACAATATCTAAATTCCATAAACCATCTAATACCCATGTTACACTTTGTACTTTTAATGTAAAAATCCCATCTGAATCGTAGTATGGGTACTCAAAAATCGCAGTATACTTTGGTTGGCTATTTCTATTTAATATAAAATCCTCAACCTCATCAAAATCATCTTGGAATATTTCAGCGGTTTTTTGTGTATTTGGTTTTACTATAAATGTTTCTGTTGAAATTGTTTGTCCTGAAAAAGGGTCACCTTCGACTGTGAATGTAATTGTTCCTGCTGTTAATGTTGCTGAAGGTATAAAATCAACTACAGGGTATTCTGTTGTAAGAGCAGAAAAATATAAACTAAAGTTTTCGTAGTTATTAGTTAAATCACGGTATTTTGAAACTTTTATAGGTCTAACTTGAATGTTTCGTGCCGCATTTACAGAGAAGTCAATGTCAAAAGGATTAACTATCCATGGAACATCAACATCAAACGTTGTTAAATTTTCAATAGGGTCAAAAGCAATATTTGTAGCAGTGTATCCTGTTGTAAATGACAGAGTCGTTCCTCTTACTTCTAAAGCCGCTGGAAAATAACTTATTATTTTTGTTACGGACGCTGATAATCTTTTTTGAAGTGAGCCATACAACGTAAAACTCGTTACTTGTGATATATCAAAATTTGGATATACTGAAAAGTTTTTTTGTATAATTTTTTTTGTTTGTTCAACATCTTCAATATTTAAATTTTCTAAATTATAAAGTTGTGAGAAAACACCTAAATCAAAATTACGATTTACCTTTTCATAAATGGCAGTTGTAAACTGAAAGTTTCCTTGTGTTAATCCACCTCCTGTCACCAACTGTAATCCAACTATGTTATCAAACGCAGTTAAAGTTCCTACAGGTGGAGCAGGTGGATATCTAAATATTTGTTTTGCCATTATTCGATAATATTGGTAAAGTTTTTACTATAATCAATGTTATTATTCCTATCTTGTCTAACTTCAAATAGAAGTTCACTAAAGTTGTTTCTAATTTCAAACAAGTTGTATTGTTTGTAAATGTTTCCTGCCGTATCATAAAGAGTGTAAATACCGTCTTCAATACTTTTGGTTTGATTACCATAAAGAGCAATCGCTAAGGTGTCAATGTCGTATTCCGCCATTTGAACATCAATAGTGATAGGATTAAAGAAAGTATTTGTTATTATAATATTTTGGTTTGGTTGACCTATAAAAGGAATTGCACTTGGTTTATTAGATGGAGATGAAGAAGGTGAAAGTGTACAGAAAATTAAATCTGTTGGGTTGTCTACATATCTATATCTAATAGACTTTTGTGTTGTGTTAACCTGTTCTGTAATTACAGGTTCACAATAAAATGATGACGTAACAAGTCTATAAAAGTTTGGTATTTTTGTTCCGTTATTATTTAAGTATTCAACTCTAAAACCAACAAGTCCTTGATTAACAAATTTATTTCTATACTGTGAAGGAACATTATTAATATCAATAATAATACCTTTTACGTTTGGTAGTGCCGATAAAACTCCACAGTCATTTATTGTTGTTCTAATTTCAGCAGGCCTAATCATTAAAGTATAAATCCCCAACTTACTAAACTCGGTTGCGGGCAATCTTAAATTATATAAACCACCTAAAATTTCCACGTTATTATTACCACCAGTATCTGAATTATGAAAATATGGTGTTAATATATTTGCGGCATTTAATTTTTTTAATGTGAAATTATTTGTAACATCCCTTGAAGGTGTATAGTGTAAGATAATTTCAACATCATCAGGTGATACATCAGCGGGTCTTGTTATTCCATATGTGCCAAGTGCCATTTTTTTATTTTATAAATAGTTTATGTCTTTTTTTATGTTGTATTAATTTTATAATATCCGTAACCATATCTCACCATATCACCAATATTATCAACTTCACCTAATCTTTGTAATGGTTCAAACGCACTATATTTACCTCTTTCAATATAAACATCGCTTTGAACTTCAGGGTCCATAACAAAATCTAACAAATATTCATTTTTTGTAATCGCTGAAAACAATAAATCATTTTGGGTAAATCCTGAACTTTGTAATAAGTACAAAGTTTGTCCGTTTGGAAAGTCGTAATAAGTAATGTCATTTATTGTGTATGAAGTATACCCTGACGTTATAGAATTTATTTGTCCGTATGGTACTCCATTCTTTATAAAAGTATAACCAACTGTATATGGATTAGGTCCCCATCTTTTTACATCAGTAAGTTTAGATTTAGTATAACCTGAAACAGGAAAAGGAATAGTCGTGTATGAACTTGATATTTGTGATGATACATTATTTTGTGAATCTCCTGTCGCAATAAAATCGTAACTTATAGGTATACCCGACCAATAACCACCTTGTGGTGTGAAGGTAAAGTTTCCTTGTAAATTTGTTATTGTTGAACCTGTTAAAGGAAGTACAATTGGTTTTTCAATTATATTCAACCCCCAACTATTTTGACCAGAAAAAGTTATGGTATATGCGCTTGGTGTTGTGGGGTAAGTATGTGTCAATGGTTGGGTTCCAACCTGTTGAGTTGGGCTCCCGTCACCCCAATCAACAAAGAAACTTGATAGTTTTAAAAATGATATTTCTATATCACCCGATGTATTATAAAAATTAACATCGTAAGGTGTTAATGTATCAGCAGAAAATAAAAAATTAGACAACACATCTTTTTGTAGCATAAGACCATCAAACTCACTATAAAAACCAATGTCGTTCATAGTTTGAGTGAGCATAATTGGTATTGTTAAACCAGTTAAAAGTGATGTACCTCCTGTTCCTCCACTCAATATGTAAGACATACCTGAATACACACCAAAGGTTTGTGACCCGCTGTCACCACTATAAGATTCTCTAAAAATATCTGTAGAAATATTTTCAGGGGATACTATTAAAGAATATTTTTCAGCTTCCATTATGGGTTTCCGTATTCATACCATTTTATAACATTAACCGAATCACCAACTCTTTGAAGAACAGGTGCTTGGTTTTGTTGTGGGATTTCTTTGTAAACTTGATATTCAAAGTTTGTAAAATCCATTTCAACTTTATAATAAAAATATTGTGATTTGTTAAAATTAAATTTGTTGTTTGCAGAAAAAGTAGATTGTGGCTCATTCATAAACCTTACAAATTGACCTGTCTTTGCGTTAAAAAACTTGGCGGTCATATAAAACTCTGTAATATTTATAAAATCCGTTTCTTTTAACCAATATATAAAAAATCCTTCTTTGTCGGAACCTGTATAATCAAGTTTAAATTTTGGTTTTTTAACATTCACTTGTGTTTGATTATTCAACGGACCTAAAAAACCAACTCTTGTTTGTCCTTGTTGTGTTGGTAATATTACACTAAAATATGCCTTTTGATTTTCATTTGTTTTTGTATCATAAAAATCTAATTTGAAAAAACTACCTTTGAATGAATTTGCAAAATAATATAATTCAGGGTCAGTAAATGTTGCATTATTATAATCAACCGCCCAATCATTAGACGTTGCTGCTGTAACAGAAACAGTAGAATCTAAAAAATAAAATTCATAATTTATGTCTGTAACATTTGGTGTTTGGATATATTCTTTATTTGCAAATCTTGTGGTTTCAAAATCATCAATACCGTTTATTAAATCTTGTAAAATATCAGTTTCAAATTGAACGATTCCGTCATTTCTACCGCCCATGTCAAAAGTTATTTCAACTGGTATGTTAAAAGCCGTATCTTCAGAAGTTACACTAAACCTATAATAATTATTATTCACAATCGTCGTTAGTTATTTGTTGATATTCGTTTGAGAATACATTGTTATTTCTTTGAATAGGGTATTGTAAAAATATACAATTTAAAAACGGATAATGTGCTCCGTTGATAAATGGGTTATTCACCCCAATCCCATCACTATCAATATATCCATAAGTATATAAATCTCTCCAATACCATTTGTTATTATATTCACTAAACCAAGAATATCCAGGTATATTGTCTACAGTATCTTTTGTTCCATTTTCAATATAATCACTAAAAGCTCTAATCGGTATTGAATGGTGTGGGTTATATAAATAACCATCAGGGTAGTTTTGATTACCTGTTGTTTGAAACAAAATATCGTTAAATGAATATTTGTGAATGGCTCTAGATAAAACATACTCTCTTTGTTCCATATAGTTATATTCACAAAAATCCCCTAAAATCACATCACCTTGATTTAATATTTCATTATAATAAAATGTTTGTCCATTTAACGAATATGAATTTGTTGGTATATTATCTTTATTTAAACTATTGTTGTGGTTCCACCATGTGTCCACTGAATTTTCTAAAAAATTAAAATTCCAACCTATATCAATTGCGGTTTGTAGACCATTTTGATTGACAAATGGTTTATTAAACCACCCCATATAACCTCTGTTTATAATTGTTAAAAACAATTCAGTTATTGGTTTTCCGTTGTTGTCTATATAACCGGCTATTTTTACATCTTTATCAAACGTAAATGAAAATGTCTGTGCATTATTTTTTACGGAAACTCTTTGTACTTGATTGGGTGTTAGTGCAGAATACTCTAATTTTTTATCTATAGCAAATGGGTTATTTTCAAACCCTGCTTTACTAATATTACATTGTTCACTGTTTTTGATAATCTTGTGTAATCTAACATAGTATATGGATTTTGTTTCTGCAGAATTAGCAGGTTCAGTTATTCTTTTAAGATTTCCAAAAACACCCGTTTGTATATCTAATGCCGGGTATTTTAAATCATAAATTGTAAAAACTTTATTTTCTGAATCGATTGTTCCATCACCTAAAGAATAAACCTGAAATATAGTTTTATTGTTAATTGGTGTTGATAATTCAACATATTGTCCGATTTGTAAGTTGTGATTTGTACCACAATAAAAATAAACTAAAGATTTTCCATTAAACTTACCTGTAGTCAAAACATAAGGTATTCCGTCACCAGCAAGAAAACCTCCATTGGTTACTCCAAACTTTTCATCAGTATATGACATTGTTTGGGCGGTTGTACTTGAAAATGCATAACTAACATAAAAAGACCAATTATATGTTGAGGCACTTTTAGGGACAAATGGTACATGTCCTGTAATACCACTAAATCTTTGAATTGAAAACTCATCAAACTGAGGGTTTCCTTCCCAAAAGTTTGAGTTATTGGTTGCATTACTTATTGCATTTGTGTAATATAAATTATTTTTGAATGGCGTGTAAGATGTTTTACCCGTTACTGTATTATCAAATACATTCGTAATTTTACCGGCAAGTCTAAATTTATCACTTTCTTGTCTTTCTGTTTCAAAGAGTGTTTGTTGATTTACTAAGATACTTCTATCCCCTTCAATTAACTCTCTTCTGTCACCAATTAATGGTGGTTGGAGCCAAACATCTTTATCTGTATTTCCAGCGTACCTTTTGGACCCAATAACAATTCTTATTTCATTTTCGTTACTCATCTTGGTTCAATATATATGCTTTGATGTATCTGTTGATTGCACTTTTACCTTTGTTTAATCCAAAATAAAAATGATTAGGTCCTCCCACAATAAATGATTGTTGAGTACCTGCCGGCCAATTTGGATTTGATAAACCTTGTGGTGTTTGATTAAATATATAACCTCTTCTTCCTGTTGTTGATGGATTAAAGTATGGTGTAGTTGGAGGGTTAAAACTAAAGTTTTGGTATTTTTGATAATAAAAACTACCATTAGCCAAAACATCAGTAACCCAATCATTTGTGTCAGAACCAAAAATAGTTGAAGTTGTTGAAGATGACCACTGATATGTTGGGACTACTTGGGTGTTAGGGTAACCAAAATAATTTGTAAGGTTTGGCGCAAAGGTTTGAATACCAGGACTTAGTGTTAATCTATTAATAGTATTTGAACTAAAGAAGATTCCCATTAAAGCATCTCCCGTACCAATATACAACTCATTATCTGTATAGTTGTCTTCATCAAACTCTTCAATTCCATACTCAGAGTTTATTGAAAACATTTGAGCCACATCTCCATCTATTCTGTCTTCACTTCTTGAAAACATTCTGTTTATTGATGAATCACCCAAACCTAAAACTTGACCCCAAAAATTAGAGTTAATAAGTCTTGAAATAATAAACAACTGTAAAATTTCAGAAGTATCATTGTATGAAGTACTTTTGATTGTTTCAATCAAGTACCCTTCAAAATTAGGGTTAGTACATATTTCTTTTGTAAACTCATCTCTTGGTCCTAAGTCCATAATGGTGGTCGGGAAAAACAAATTTCTAACATTCATCCCTTTGAAGTTCGCGTCTTCAAATGTTGAACTTGTGATATTTAATTTTCTTGGTTTTTGTCCAATAAATTTACTTCCGTCATAAATAGCGCCTCTATAAAACAATGAATTTGTGGTTCCTCTTGTATAAAATATAGGTCCTTGATATGGTCTTAATGTACTATCAGGACTACCACAAAACTTATATTTTTTTGGTTGTCCTGCAATGTTAAAAATTGTTTGTTTTTTCAATGAGAACATATATAAAGAACCATTGACCCAATTGTTTTGAAACACATGTGAAAATATTCCTCTACATGCAGCAAACACCATTCTAAATCTTGTTTTCCATTCAAAGAAATATGTAACATCTTTTGGTATTGAAACAAGTAATGGATTGTCAACAAATTTGTAACAACCCCCTGACATTCTTTTTCCATTCGGATTTTCACTACATGGGTTTTGAACTGAAAAAGATGTTCCGCCACCTTGGTAACATTTTAATACTGTCATGTTTTCACAGGAAAGCGATGCTAAAACTGTACTTGATATTTGACTTGGAGTATCTCCTGTTATATCTTGAGCATTATTTGTAGTGTCATTAGGGCCATTTGTTGATGGCGCCAATGAAGTACCACCATCTTCGTCTACCGTGTAGACCGCAAAGTTGTCGTTTAAAAATAAACTAAACGAGTTATTACCGCTTAATTCTGTTGCACTTGATGTGGGTAGTCTATCAGACCTAAATACAATGTTAGAAGAGTTTGAAATAGAAATGTTCGATACTACCGAAGTGTGGTATGCAGGTGAATAAACTCTTGTGGTTGTTGTTGCAATGTTTATATTTGTTCCCGGAGTTGCGTTTGAAGCAATTAAAGTTCCACCTTCAATATTACCTTGAGCACTTAATGCCCCATTTGTCCATTGGAACGCCAATTTATTATTACCAACACTTGGTTGTATATTTGAATACACACCAGGTGTGGAAGTAAAATATGATAAAGTCACTGCGTCTGATGAATAAGCTTTAAATGTTTGTTGTGAGTTATCTGTTGAGTTATAAAAGTAAGGTGAGTTGTTTGTAAATGCACTAAACAATGTACTATCAGGAGTAAAACCAAAAGGTGGGTGATATAATGATGCATTTGTATTATTTGAAACTAAATGTGATTCAGGTGTTTTATAATCATTAAACCAAGCTCCACTTCCTGAGTTTTGTTGTATTGGTACATTAAGATAATAACTACCTTCAACAACGGGACCCGAACCTAAGTTAAATCCAAATAATTTCGATAGGTCATATCTTATATTTTGTTTGTCAGTATATGGGTCTGTACCTCTTGTTAAAAATATAATTTCATAGTTTGCAAAATTATCAATAAATTTGATTGGAAATACGTAGTCACATTGTTGTGCCGGTACTCCATAACAGAATCTTTGTGTCTTTTTAAACAAATATTTGTTAAGTAATCCTCCCGTTGTGTTTGTTAAACCAGAAAACTGTGATACAGTACCTCCTGTGATAACTTGAAAATATTCAACCCCCGCAGGATATTTGTAATCTTTACCATCTTCAGATATATTTAATTTTAAGTTTACTGTTTGTTGTAAACCACCTTGATTAATGTAATTAACAGGAACCGTTACTAAACTTGTTGCGTTATATGGTGTAGTCCCCGTAATACTATTTGTATTAAACTGATTGGTATTAGTTATACCTGTTAAGTTGGGGTCATTTATTAAGTTGATGTCTTGGAATGTTAAAAGTTGTCCAGGTTGTAACCCGTTGAAAGTTCCACTATCAACAAATAACATCATAACACTATCGGTAAACGGTTGTGATGCGTCTAATGTTGTTGTATTTGGAATGTTGTTTCTAACAGTTGTTTGAATTAAATTATCACCTTCAAAATATCTTTGTCTAATATTTGCTAAATTCAAAGATTGTGATAGTGTAACGTCATTCGCCAATACTTTTATTCCCCCTTGTGCCGGATATTCGGCAATTGGAGTTTTAACTAACTTATCATTATCATTTCCAAGATTTTGGAATTGGTAACCCGCCATCGCTTGGACAACTCCATTGTTAAAAGCGTCAGGGTCATTTGCCGAAGATGCTTGCGATGAGTTGTAAACACTATAAGAAGTTGTGGAATTTGTATTCGCTAAAGGACTATTATTTTCTGATGAAATTGCAACATTTGCACTTTGAGCGAATGAACTTTGACTACTATCTTCAGGAAGTGTTTCATCAGTACATGGACAGGCTTCACAATCAGGATAAGACAACATGGGTAAAGAAATTCTTTTGAATGGGTTTTCTTTACCTAATGGTTTAATTGATTGGGTTTTACAACCACCTTTAGGTCTTGCTCCAAATGTAATTGCACTAATTGCTAAACAAATACCATATATAACAACATTTATTACCCATATTAAAAGATTTATCACTATTCTTAATATTGGATATATAAATGCAACAAAGTGTAAAATTATTATTAAAGTTATAAACGTAGGTGTAAGTAGTATTAAAAGTAGACTTAGTAAAAAGAATAAAAAGTCAAAATTTCTTACACCATCATTAACCGGAAATCTGTTTGTGGTAGTAGTACATCGTCTATCTGTAATTTCTTTTATACCTAAATGTCTACTTCTATTGAATCCCCATTTCCATCTATCTATAAAATTTGCAACCGTATAAACTTTATTGAAATTAAATTGATAAAACTTATCATTACAGTTTACTGCCTCTTGAATCATTTGTTGACCTATTGTCGTATTCACATCTCCATAATCATCCCAATCTAAACTAAATGCGTATGATTTTAATTGTGCGGTTGTGTCTGTAGGTGTATTGATGTTAGATGTGGTCCATCCCCATTCTTTAACGTTTGGGACCAAATAATCTGCTCTTAATACACTTGATTCCATTCCATCTTCATTCTGATATTGGATTCTAAATCTATATTTTCCTTTTGTAGGTATGCCGACATTCGGGTCTGTTGATAGTACTTGTTCACCAAACTCGTTTGTTGTGACATAGTCTAAATTCATCGGAACGTTTACTAACCAAGTACCGTTGTCATCAATTATTTTACCTCCTTCAGGTAGTGAGTATTGTTCTAATGCTGGTCTACCGTTTACATCATAATTTATTGTTTGTCTAATTGCCAATATTCTTCCTTGTCCTGTGACTAAATCACATAAATTACCGGAGTCTTTTTTAGGTTTACAATTTGATTTTAAAAAGTCTTCTTCACTTGTAGAAAACAACGAACCCATAAAAACAGCTTGTGGTGTAATTTCAATTCCTAAATCTCTTAAATCAAAATCGACTCTTGTTATACCAACATTACAAATGTTTTCTTCACCCCAAAAAGATGCGACATCTATATCTTTTTTTTGATTTACTATTTGAGGTAGTGAGTCTAAATCTGTTGATGATTTGAATTGGTCCCCATCAAATTGTTCTGTGGTTCCCCGACCTAATCTTATTAAGTCTGAAGGTCTAAGTGAAAAACAACCGATGTTTGATAAGTCTAAATCTAGTATTGCGGTTTGAATACCTAATGGCACACCAATAATCATAAAGTCACCACTTTCATTAGTTTTTACGGTGTACTTATAATACTTTTCATAAACCTCTAAAACTTCATTTCTTGTTAAAACATCCTCCACATCAGGAAATGTACCAGTTGGGCTGTGACCACCATACTCTTTAACATATGGTAATAAGTTATATCTATAACCATCTTCGTTTTTTTGGTCAGGTCTTTTATAGGGGTATAGTGTGGATATAATTGGGTCGTTTTCATCAATAGCATCCAATGGGACAAAAATGGATACATTTGCGTTTGGGACACCGTACCCACCATTTACAACAACTCTACCTGCAACAACTCCGTAGTCGGCACAAAATCTTGTATATACATCTTCTTGTCTTAACTTTAAAGATAGTATCTCTAAAAAATCAAAATCTTGTGTTACGTTAATTCTTAGATTTTGGTCTTTTGTTGGTTGAGCCTTTAGTCTATACGTTTTGGTCATTTACTGTTTTAAAATAAATAGATAATTTAGGTTTTTATTTAAAACTAATAACCTTATAAATAAAATAAATGATTTAGTAGAAGTCTACAGTTCTAAGTTGTTTCACCCTTACATTAATATCTCTAGAATCAAATCTAATTTGATATATTTGGTCTGGTTCAGCAAATAAGGTGTCGTCAATTAGTAAAATTTCTTTGGTGTCTGCATCGGCATACCTTTGAGATGTTTCAGATGAAGAATATTCTCCACCAGTTCTGTTATATATTTTCAAATCTGTTAAAGTATTAACACCTGCAACGTCTTGTATTAATCTTCTAATGTCAGAAACGTTTACATTTTGACCTAAATCTCTGTTTTGTGGATTCATGTAAGTGGATACTTGGTCAATAATTTGAGTAATTATTTGACTTTGAGCTGTGTTATTTTCGATTACAACAGATATTTCAAACTCTAAATCTATTACTTTTGCAACATCGATTGAGATATAGTCATTTATCATTCTATACTTAGACAAATAAGTCGCCAAGTTTGTTTTAATTGCGTTTGGAACTGTTTGTGTTAAATTCCCGTCTGAATCATACGATAAAATTTGTACAGTAACTTTGTTATTATTTTCTGTAATCGCAACTTTGGCAGGTGCTCCAAATTTACCAGGCATTGTATCAATTAAAGATTTATAGTCATTAACAGTTACTGCTCTTTTTTGTGCCGCAAAGTTAAAAGTAACCATGTTTCTTGCTTCTTCGATTGTTGGTTGGTTTGCTCCTCCAACCGCACTTGTAACATTATTAATTTTTAATGATTGTACAACACTTTGATTGATTTGCGATGAAGGTCCATTTACCGCCAAATTAACTAATCCAACTTGGTTGATTGAACCAACTCCAACATTCGATGCGGTTCCTCCCCCTACTCGGTACTGTACAAATAGTGTTGAGTTAGGTGTTACTGTAAGCCCTAATCCAATATTATTTTGATAATTTTGTATTTTTAATGGGGTTCCAAGATTTGCAAATTGTTGAAGTTGTTGATTTGGTGTTGTTGTTGCTGCCCCAAATTGTACCTTCATATAACTTTCGGGTGTGTATTCTGTTATAAATCTGTTGTCAGTTTTTATATATTGACCAACTTTAACGCCCGCATTATCTATTGGTTTTGTGGGGTCCTCAATAAAAACTGTGTCTTCCGCCAATGCGTCAACTTCATACCATTTGTTCTGTGACGTTATAAATTCAGCGTTTGTCGGTGTTGATTGGTATTGTGTTCCGTCTTTTTGTATGATTGTTGTAACAGACAAAACATTTTTTTCAGGTAAAAAGAAACTATAGAAAGGAACTACGTCAGCAGCATTTACAACTTGCTTATATATTTTAGTAACACCATTAACAACAACTTCTCTTTTAGTTATTATATAACTTGTTATTTTGTTGTTAGTGTCAAAAACAGGAGCCTTGGTTCTATTATTAACACCTTCATTGTTATACTGCGTAGAAAAATCAACATCATAGACCGTTTCAAATGTTTGTCCCGCTCCGTTAAATTGTGCTCCTGCTCTTAAAATTCCCAAATACCTCGAATCTTCATTATCCCCAAATGCGGGAACCTGTATTGATATTTCCACAAGAGCCACTGAAGGTCTAAATCCCGGTATTTTCAAACCATAGGTTCTTGCAATATTAAAAATAGAAGACCTTTGTTGTGCATATTGTAAGACAGTTTCTTGAATACTTCTATCGATATGAAAATGTAAATTATCTCCAATCGCCGCATTTAAATCCATCAAAACCGAAAAGATTGAAGCATCATTAAAGTTTTGAATTATTTCAGGATAATACTGTTGGGTATAGTTAATTAAGTCATTTCTTAGACTTTCAAAATCCCTACTTGTATAATTAATTTTTTGAGTTGCCATAATTATATGTTAATTATTATAAATTCTCTTGAGCCAAACGAGTTGTTGTCGTCCGTATAATCTATTGTAAGTTTAGCCGTGTATTCTTGAGTTGCCCTACCGGGTACTCTATATATATCACTTGTCCCTAATAACTCTTGGTTAATTTCACCTGGAGCCTCGTCTGATTGTAAATATGGAACCACTTTAATTTCATTTACAGTTAAATTTGGTATGTACTTGTCAATCTGTTGTTGTATTTCAGATTTGATTCCGTCAAACGTTTCACCATCCAAAGGGTCAAAAATAAATTCATATATACGTGTTCCAAAATCAGGATTATAGTATCTACTACCTCTTGCGGTTAATATCAAATGTAAAAGGTCTGCCCGTATCTCATCACCAGCATTTTCGGTTAAATCAAAATAATAAGATTTTGGACTATCCCTAAAAGGGAAATTAATACCATAAGTTCTTCCATCTGCCATATTACATAAATATAATATCCAACATTTTTAGTTAAATAGATATAAATAAAAAATCCGAGTATAACTCGGATTAATTTTTAAGAAGAACAACCAAAACAATCAAAGTCTGAATTAGTTGGTTTTGGTGGAAGATTCGTGTATGAATATTCTACCTTTGGTTTTTCCTTTTTTGTAACATCTAAAGCTAAGTGTTTTGCTCCTGTTGAAATGGCTTTTGTTCTTACGTAATAACAAAGAGTCTTTAAACCTTTTTCCCATCCATAAAAATGTGAAGATGTTATTTTAGAAAGTGTTGGATTTGACATGTAAATGTTCATAGATTGTGATTGGTCGATAAACGGAGCCCTTTCGGCTGACATGTCAATCAGTTCTTTTTGTGAAATTTCCCAAATAGTTTTGTATTTCGGAATCAAATGTTCAATTCTTTTAACCTTTCTATTATAACCTTTTTCTTCAGTATCTAAGTAATTGTTGAAATTAATATTTTGAATTGAACCTTCGTTCATAATAATTTCATTTTTTAAATCCTCAGACCAAATTCCAATTTTTTCAAAGTCGTTGATTAGATATTTGTTTACAATCATAATTTCTCCCCCAACAACTCGTCTATTAAATAAAGCCGAATGTGCGGGTTCTGTCATTTCAAATGAACCTGTGATTTTGGCGGAAGACGCCACAGGCATTTGAGCGGTGAATAATGAATTACATACACCATAAGTCATAACATCTTTTTTCAAGGTTTTCCAATCCATAAACAAATCTTCTTCAGAAAGTCCCCACATGTCAAATTGAAAAATCCCTTGTGACATAGGTGAGCCTTTAAAAAACTCATATGGAGTTCTTATCCCTTTTTTACACAAGTCATTACTTTCAAGAATAGCCGCGTAATAGATTGTTTCAAAAATATTTTTATTTAATTTTTTAGCATCAGGTGAGGTAAATATATAATCCATTAAATAAAATACATCCGCCAATCCTTGTGTTCCAATTGCAATCGCTCTTTGTTCTAATCCTCCTCTATGACCTTTTTCGGTAGAGTAGGTATTTTTATCAATAACATTGTTTAATGCTTTAACAATTTTTCTAACTTCACTTATTAATAAATGATAATCGAACTGACCGTCTTTTATATAATTTTTTAACACTACCGATGACAAAGTACAAATTGCGGTGGTTTTTTCATCTGTGTATTGGTAAATCTCATTACATAGATTAGATTGTTTAATTACTCCAATATTTTGATGGTTAGTTTTTTTGTTCGCACTATCTTTAGAACATAAATAAGGAACACCCGTTTCTACTTGAGACTCGACAATTTTACTCCAAATGTCTTGTGCTTTAACTTTTTTACCAATACCCATGCTAACTGCCGTGTTATATACTTCTTCGTATTCATCTCCAAAACATTCTTGTAATGCTTTTAGTCCTGCCTTTTTAATATCATTAGGACAGAATAAATACCAATCGGTGTTGTTCTTAACTGCATTCATAAAGTTGTCAGGAATCCAAAGCGCGGTAAACAAATCACGAGCTCTTAACTCTTCGGCTCCTGTGTTCTTTTTAATATCTAATAAATCAAATATGTCTTTGTGCCAAGGTTCAAGATATATAGCAGCGCTACCCGGTCTTCTACCTTGTTGATTAAAAAATCTTAAAGACTCATTAACAATTTTTAAATATTTCAACAATCCGCCCGCATAACCACCTGAACTTGAAATTCTACTTTCTTTACTTCTTATGTTAGACATTGAAAGACCAATTCCTGCCGCGTCCGATGAATAAGTTGAAATATCATTCATTGTATTTAACAAACCTTCTCTTGAGTCTGAATCATTGTAGTGTAAAACACAAGATGCCAGTTGTGGTGTTTTCGTACCAGAGTTAATCATAATTGGTGTTGCCGGTGAAATAAGTTGTGCCGATAAAGAGTTATAATATTCTAATGCCTCCTCTAAAGTATTAGTGACCCATATAGCAACTCTCATATACATGTGTTGTGGTCGTTCAACAACTTTCCCATTTGGTCTTTTTAACAAATACATTTCTTGTAATGACCTCCAAGCAAAATAATCAAAGTTATAATCGTTGTCATGTTTAATTGCAACATCAACAACATCTTCACCATAATATTCAATTTGTTTAATTAACTCTTCATTAACTACCCCATCCTCGTAAAGCAATCTCATAGTTTTTGAAAAACTTTCATCAGTTTCTTTATGATATGAAGATATTGCAACCGACGAAGCCATTCTTGAATAGTCGTGATGACTTCCCGTATATGCTGCGGCAATCTCATAAATTAACTTATCAAGTTCTTTTGTTGTTACTTCTCCCTCAGTCGGAACTGATGTAATTACTTTAATAAAAATTTCATCTGAGTTTACGTTCAAACCTTTTGATGAACGTTTTACCCTGTTATAAATTTTTTGCGGATTGAACGCGACGTTTTCTCCGTTTCTTTTGGTTATTTTTAATGACATATTAATAAATTTAAAAATCTTCTGTGAATGTTATAGTTTCGTTTAATTTCGCTTTTTGGTATTCCATTGTTCTTGATTCAAAGAAATTTCCTTTTGTTTCAACTGCAATTTGTTCCATAAACTTGAATGGTTGTTCAACATTAAATTCTTTACTACAACCCATTTTCACTAACAAACCATCAACAACAAACTCTAAGTATTGTTTCATTAAATTTGAGTTCATACCAATTAATGATACTGGAAGTGATTCGGTGATAAATTCTTTTTCAATTTCTAATGCTGAAAGTAAAATTTCTTTAATTCTTTTTTCTGATGGTCTTTCTTCTAAGTGGTTATTTAATAAATGAATTGCAAAATCACAATGTAAGTTTTCATCTTTAAAGATAAGTGAGTTAGCATTACATAATCCTTGCATAATTCCTCTTGATTTCATCCAAAAAATAGAACAAAAAGAACCCGAAAAGAAAATACCTTCAACAGCAGCAAACGCAACTAATCTTTCTGCAAATGATGCCTTTTCAATCCATTCTAACGCCCATTTAGCTTTCTTTTGAACGGCCGGTAATCTATCAATCGCGTTGAAACACTCGTCTTTTTCTTTTGCGTTTGAAATGTAAGTATCAATCAACAAAGAATACATTAATGAATGAATATTTTCCATAGCAAGTTGGAATCCATAAAAGAATTTTGCTTCAGGATATTGAACCTCACGATAAAAATTTTCTGCCAAATTTTCATTCACAATACCATCTGAAGCCGCGAAAAACGACAATACATTCTTGATAAAGAATTTTTCATTCTCTGTTAAATTTTCCCAATCTCTGATATCGTTGGTTAAATCGACTTCTTCTGCGGTCCAAAACGCAGCTTGGTGTTGTTTGTAGTATTCCCAAATGTCGTTATGTTCGATTGGGAAGATGACAAAACGTCCAGGATTTTCTGTTAATATTTTTTCCATAGTTTAATTAAATTAAGATTGTTGTTCTTTTAACCTCTTTTTTTCTAAGAGTTGTTTTACACGATTTTTGTTTCTTTCTTCTTTTTGTTCTTCCAAACCTAAGAAAGTCATACTTTGTTCTGTGTCTATTTCTAACATTGCATTATCAAACTTACAGTTTTCAAATACAATTCCGTCTTTGCCAATTCTTGACTTTGTTATGGCAATTGTTGCTAAGTTCATTTCCTTTTGTTGTAAACTTTTTGCAACTGTAATAATTACGTGACCCACTTGTGCTTTCTTGATTGAGCCGCCCATTTGGTCTGTGGTAACAACTTCAGAGGATATTGAATTACGATTACCTTGGGTTGCTGTCCATCCTGCAATATCTAATTCATGACACATAGCTTCAAATGCTCTCATGACTGACCCCTCACTTTTCCATTCATCACCTAACATTTTATCAGGTACAACACAATCAATATAGTCCAAAATAATCATATCAACTTTGTTTCCTTCGGCAATCATTTTTCTAACCTGATTTTTAATTTGGTTCATAGTGACTGTATCTGAAGGTAACTTTTTCAATATTAATTTATTTTTTCTTGTAGATTGGATGTGTCTAACTTTTTCGATAACATCTTCTCTATTTTCAGTTAAATCGTCAGGGTGCATTCCAGTCCAAAGAGTAATATGTTTTCTTTGAATAATTTTTGGGTTGTCTTCAAAAAATATTTGTAAAACACTATACCCTAAGTTAAATGCGTGATTAGCAATTTTAGTAGTAAAAGTTGACTTACCTACACCTGTGGGTGCTAAGATAACACCAATTTCTCCTTTTGCCAAACCTCCTCTCAATAAATTATCAATACCAGGTACTCCAATTGGAATTGGGTGTCTGTAATCATCATCTAAAACTTCATCTAAGTTAAAAAATACATCGGTAGTCCCTTTATCAACCTCACCAACTTGTAATGCCCCTCTAACCATTTCCTCTAAGTGGTCATAACTTTCAAAATCGCCCTTATCAATAATTGATTGAGCTTTAGTCATAACCTTCTGTAATTCTTGTTGTTTACAGAATTTTAATGATTTTTCTTGAACGAAAGAAGAACCTTCATCAGAAACATTTTTTACTTGTTCAATAGTATCTAAAATACTTTTTTGAGCCATTGGTGAAGAAATTTCTGATTTTGTAAGTTGTTCTAACGTATCAAAAGTTGGGGTGTGCTCATATTTTGAATAGTATTCTTTTACCATTTGGCAAATGATTCGAAAATACTGATTATCGAAATAATGAGGGTCGATTACTTCTAATATTGAATTAGAAAAATCTTTATAAAGAATGATATTATTAAGTAGTTGAATTTGAAATTTATTACCGAGATATCCAAAGTTTTTTTTGTCTGACATGTGATTTAATTTATGTGATTTTTCAATAAATACTATTAGACTAAGGAATAATTTAGGTAGTTATGAGATAATTTTTTTGATGAAAAAATGTCAGTCAACTCCTTTAGTATTGTTTTTATGGATGGCCTAACGTCTAGGGTATATCTTACCTTTGGTGGGTACAATTTAGCATCTATAATACTATGACAAATTGTCTCATTTCCAACCTTTAAAATAATGTTAAATATTTCAGTCCCATCGGTATTTGAAGTGTTTAAAACTGTTTGGTCTTCTTCTATTTGGTATCTATTTTCCAACATATAGAATACTGACTTGTTTCTAAGTTTGGTTTCTAATTCTGTTCTTAAACTTTTAATGTAATTCATTAACTCAACACTACCTTTAGCGTTTGTGTTAAATCCTTTTACATTAAAAAACCTTTGTACTACGAAATTATTGTTCAAAGTAATTAAAAACTCAACTTTAGTTATGTCATTTGAATCTTTCATAATTTTTTTAATTTTTTATTTTAAATTTTGTTTTTTCTTTTCTTGTTAACTTTAAAAATGGTTTTAAAAAATAAATCCAATTATCATCTGTTTTTGGTAGATACTTAAATAACCCGTCTTCCATCATCATACGTATTAGGTTTTTGTATCCTCTACCATCAGGGTCCAATGATTCTGAATAATATGCCTCAACTAAATCTTTACCTTCTTGATTTATTAGTGGCTCATTTAAATCAATTAGTTTTTTATTAATCACATAGTACTCATCACCAAATACACCCTCTTTTGTTTTACCAGACAAAAGATTTTGTAATGATTTGTTGTCTTTATTTTCTTTAAGAAGTTCTTCCCCTTTTGATAAAATATCGGATAATTCCACTTCTTTTTCAAGTAGCTCAGGAAAAAACTTAATTAAAGTCTTTTCACCTAAATAAAAAATACCGTCGATATTATC